AACAGGTAGGTATCGAAGGAGTTATTACTGTTGAAGAAGCTAAAGGTATTGAGACAGAACTTAAGACTGTTGAAGGTATGCAATTTGATAGAGGCTACATTTCACCTTATTTTGTTACGGATAATGCTAAGATGGAAGCCAATTATGAAACACCGTATATTCTAATCTTTGATAAGAAAATCAGCCATGTAAAACAGTTCTTGCCAATCTTAGAAAAGGTTGTACAGACAGGTAAGCCATTGGTTATTATTGCAGAAGATGTGGAAGGCGATGTGTTAGGTACATTGGTATTGAATCGTGTACGTGCTGGATTGAAAGTAGTAGCAGTAAAGGCTCCAGGATTTGTGGAGAAGCGTAAGCAGATGTTGGAAGATATTGCAATCTTAACGGGCGGTACTCTTATTTCAGAAGAATTAGGACGTACATTGGAAGAGGCTACTATTGATGATTTAGGTATTGCTGAAAAGATCATTGTAGCAAAAGATACTACTACAATTGTAAATGGTTATGGTGCCAGTGAAGATATCAATGCACGTATTGAAACTATTAAGAATCAAATTGAAGGTAGTACATCTGATTATGAACGTGAGAAGCTTCAAGAACGTTTAGCTAAGATGGTAGGCGGCGTTGCTGTATTGTATATTGGAGCAGCGACTGAAGTAGAAATGAAGGAGAAGAAGGATCGTGTAGATGATGCACTTAGCGCAACTAGAGCAGCAGTAGAAGAAGGTATTGTGCCTGGCGGCGGTGTAGCATTGATTCGCGCAGCGCATGTATTAGATAATTTGAAACTTACCAATGAAGATGAATCCATCGGAGTGCAGATTATTAAAAAGTGTACGGAAGAACCGCTTCGTACGATTTGTTACAATGCAGGAGTAGATGCTTCGGTAATTATACGAGATATTAAAAGTAATACAGATACTGGATATGGTTATAATGCTCGTACAGAACAGTTTGAGAACTTGTTGGATTCAGGAGTCATCGATCCTACCAAAGTAACTCGAGTAGCTCTTCAGCATGCAGCTTCGGTAGCATCGATGGTATTAATGACAGAATGTGCTGTTATTAACATTACAGAAGAAAAGAAGCCAGCGATGCCGCAATATGATATGTAATTTAAAGTAAAGGAACTATATTATGGCTAAGAAAGACATTGTTAAGATGAATCCGAATGCAGGGCAATCTAAGTTGCGAGCAGAAGATTTAGCTAACATTGAATGTGAAAATTGTGGAGGACGATTCTTTAGACAAGTACATGCATTTAAACGAATCCCTCAACTTCTTTCCCAATCAGGTAAAGAAGAAATTGTACCTATTCCAACATTTCGTTGTGATGACTGCGGTCACATTAACGAAGAATTTATGCCTTTATGAGTACTAAACCAGCTACCATATTCGATCACTTATCCCATATAACGGAGAAAAAAACTCCGTGGGATAAGTTGTCGGAGGCAGATCAAAAGTCTTTTAGTCCATATCTTATCAATCGTTGGTTGAGTATGAATATGGATCTAATTGAAATAGTCGATATGTTTCAACAGTATACGATAGGAGAATTGGATCGTAAACATGTTTATCAGTTATATCAAGAACTATTACCTAAACGTAAAATGTATAACAAATACATTAAGGCAAAAGATTCTGATAAGTACAATAAGGAACTTTTAGAGTTTGTAGCTAAACATTATCAAGTATCAATACGAGAAGCTACTGAATACGTAGCAATGTTGTTAGATATAGATAAAGAGTTAGTTATAGATATATTACGTAAATATGGTAAAACTGATAAAGAAATAAAAAGCTTAATGAAATGAGTATAATAAAAGAATCAGTTAATCATCCTCAGCACTATGGCGGAGCTACTAGTACATATGAAGCTATAAAAGTTATTGAAGCATGGGGCCTAGACTTTTGTTTAGGTAATGTAGTTAAATACGTATCTAGAGCTGGTAAAAAAGATTCGGCTACTGAGTTAGAAGATCTTAAAAAAGCTGCTTGGTATCTAAATAGACGTATTGAACATTTATCAAAATAAATTTGGATCTTTGAGATGTAGCACTTATATTAAAGTATGGATAAATTTATTAAGTATGCTATACGAGAACCTAAAGAGGGTGAACGTAAAATATCTTATTCTCAATTCTCAATGTATGCAACCTGCCCTAAGCAATGGGAGTTAGCATATATAAAAGGCCTCCGTACTTTTTCTCAAAGTATACATACATTGTTTGGTACGGCATTGCACGAAACATTGCAATTATATCTCACTACAATGTATACAGAGACAGCTAAGAAAGCAGATGGATTAGATGTACGTGCTATTCTCAAAGAAAAGATGTCAACGGGCTATAAAGATGCTTATGAACAAATGGGTAAACATTTTTCTCATAAGGCTGAACTTAACGAATTTTATGAAGACGGTATTGCAATATTGGATTATATTCGTAAGAATAGAGGTAAATATTTTTCTGCTAAGAATGAAGAGTTGGTTGGGATAGAAGTCCCTATCTATCATCCAGTATCATCTAAGCATGCTAATGTTTACATGATGGGATACTTAGATGTTGTTATACGAGATAAGCGTACAGGTCGTATCAAAATTATTGATATCAAGACTAGTACAATGGGATGGAACAAGTATCAAAAAGCAGATAAGATAAAAGCTTCGCAATTAGTATTGTATAAACAATATTATGCAGAACAGTTCGGAGTAGATGTAGAACATATCGATATAGTTTATTTTATAGTTAAACGTAAGTTGATTGATGGTGCAATGTTTCCTCAGAAACGTGTACAAGAATTTAAGCCAGCGAGCGGTAAGCCTACTAGAAATAAATTGATAAACGAAATTTCAAACTTTGTAGGTTCTAGTTTTAACGATGAAGGTCAATACAATACTATACGAGAATATCCTGCCATTGCTGGTAAGAATTATAAAAATTGCAAGTATTGTGATTTTGCTGA